TGAAGGTGGAAACGATGACTTGTTAAACCAAATCATTGAGAATTGGTGGAATCAAAGGGTTTATCCTGAAATCGCTCGTTCAATGGACGAGAAAAAGATAAACGCTTCATCCGCTTTGAAACAATCCTTTGTGCCGGGAGAGATTATCAAGTCACCCACATCTATCAACACCATTCTTCTTGCGGAGGATTATTGGGAGTTTGTGGAATATGGTCGCAAACCCACACGCAACGGTCACATTGAAGGCACTCCGTATCTATGGCAGTCAATCCAGGAATGGATCGCCTACAAAGGAATCAAGCCAACAAATCCAAATATGTCTTATGAGTCACTTGCCAAAGCCATCGCAAGGAAGATTCACCGCAGAGGTACAAAAGCAACCCACTTCTTGTCGGATGCGTTCACCGAATCACTACAAATGGAGTTGGTCAATGAGCTGAATGCTCGTCTTGGTGACTTGATTTTTGCGGTGGAAGTGAAAAGTTAATTCACAAAAAGAAAAAAATACTTGCACAATTAGTAATTTTAATTTACTTTTGCTCTCGTTATGGATTACACGAAAGCAATTGAAGAGATTAAAATGAAACGCAGACAAGGACTATTGCAGTCCGTTGCTCGTAAAGCTGGGGTATCTCTCCCAACGGTTAGAAAGTATTTGATTGAGGGGAACATCGTTTCTCCCAAAGCCAAGTCAGTCATTGAGATTGCATTGAAGGAGGTCAACAATGCTTGAGGCAACAATCAATGGATGGATTCTCACAATTGGTGGGGATAGGTATGTCTATACCGACAAGCAAGTGGATGACTATTTACTTAACCATCACTTTGATGAACTTGAACCATATATGCTGAAGCGTGATGTCTACTTTGGTGGATGCGTTGAGACCACTTTGGTCGGCATTGAATCGGAGCGGTTCTTCTATTTAGAACCCGACAAGTTCACGGTGTTATTTATGCTCGGACACAAAACAAATTTCCTATGAATAAAAGCGAATCAATCAAGAACATCGCTGGTGCGTTGGTAAAATTCCAAGCATCGGTGAGCAAGGTAGCAAAGGAGTCAAACAACCCTTTCTTCAAGTCAAAGTATGCGTCATTGGCAAACATCTTGGACACAATCCAAAAGCCATTGAGCGAATGTGGATTGGCAGTCAGTCAGTTTCCCGATGGTGACGCACTCACAACCATCATCCTACACTCCGAATCAGGTGAGTGGATGGAGTCATCCTACACGATGCCTGTGGCAAAGCAGAACGATCCCCAAGCGATGGGTTCGGCAATCACTTACGCAAGGCGTTATGCTCTCGGTTCTATCTTGAACCTGAACATTGACGATGACGATGATGGTGAGAAGGCAATGGGTAGAACATCCGCACCAAAGAAAGAAGAACTCACTCCCAAGCATCCCAATTGGGCAAAAGCAATGGAGCATCTCAAGACAGGTGGACTGATGACCGACATCACAAACAAGTACGATGTCTCTCCAGTGAACCAAAAACTATTAATTGGCGAGAAATGAAACATCAACTTCCAACAATTCACTCTTCTTTGACGGAAGAGGATTGGCAAGATTTAAGAAGGTCACGCTTCACCGCTTCCGAAATTCACAAACTGATGGGGACTCCGAAATCAAAATCGGAGTTCCTTTCCGAGACCGCAAAGTCCTTTGTGTTTGAGAAAGCAGCGGAGTATCTCACAGGCAACCGGACGGAGATTTATGGTCGTGCGTTGGATTGGGGCAAGGAGTACGAGAAAGAAGCGTTCCATTACTTCCAGCAACAAACGGATGACTTCTATACCTACTACGGAGCGGAGACATACACCTTCATCACTTATGGTCTTTGGGGTGGTTACTCTCCCGATGCACTTGGTGAGAAGCTCATTGAAATCAAATGTCCTTTTAATTCAGGCAACCACCTTCAAAACTTCTTCATCAAAAACAACGAGCAACTCAAGAGCAAACGGACGGAGTATTATTGGCAAATTCAAATGGGGATGATTGCAACCGGGTTGACCGAAGGGGTTTTCGTTTCGTACGATCCACGAATGCCCGAAGGCAAGAAGGTAACAGGAACGCTCATCACTTTGGACGAGGACTCGCAAGAAATCATTGACGAGAAACTGACCTACGCTGGAGAACTATTTTTGTCAATCACAAAATAATTTGTCCATTCACAAAAAGATTTGTAAAATAAATTTGCATAAGTGAAAAGTTTGTTGTTTGTTTGAATCACTATGAAAGACAAGATATATACAATCACATTTCAGGATGACAATGGAAATCCGATTTGGACAAAGACAATCAAACGCACACACATTGAAGAAGTTGAAGCCGCTGCTTTTTTTATGATGAACGCAAATCAAACTCAAGCAACCACTTGGACAATCACGAAACTATGAGCTTAGACATCATCTATCCAATCATCTTGACTCCCATCGCATTTGCGGTGGGATACGGAATCCACACATTCCGCAAGTCAATGAAGCAAGAACTTCCCGAAGCCAAACCATATGAGTTTGAGAGGGACGAGTACAATCCTGACTTTGACCAATTCAGTCAGGCAATTTTTAACCACAAATTCTACAAAGGAAAAGCAAAATGATAACAACAATACTATTGGGATTGACATTCGTCCTATTGGTCTACAAGGTGTATGCTGATGAAAAGAAGTCACAAAGTTACTTGGAAGAAATTTATCGTCTACATCGGATGAATACCGAATTAGAAGGTGAACTTTGGCAGAATCGCATTACTTTGCAAACTGCCACCAACCAATTGAACTTGGCGAAAATGAGTCACGAGAAAACGAAAGCCGAGTTGGAAGACAAAGCACAGGTGTGGGAGAACCAGTATAACTCCATAAAGAATGAAAGCAATCGTAATTAGGGCAACAATCAACCACATTTGCAAGTGGCGTGTGTACTTCGCTGGAGAACTACTCGCCACCTTTGAGAGCGAACAGGATGCACACGATTACGCAAAGTTTATCAATGAGCAATAAACCAAGCACATACAACCTGATGTGGGCAATCGCCATCCTTCGTGAGGACTATCACCATTGTTGGAGATTAATCGCAGAGCGTATGGGGTGCAGCGAGTGGAAAGCCAGGTATCTTTATTCACGGATCAAAAAAGATTTTAAGTTGAAACAATCAAACTAAATCGCTATATTTGTGATGTATTCAGTTGTGTGCGAGACAACTAACAAAGACCTTTTGCTCTCGGCAAATACTCAACTCGCACTTGGGTATTTGTTTGGGAGCTTTTTTTATGGAAAAAAACAACACACAAGAAATTTGGAAACCTGTTGCGGAATGCAATGGGGAGTACCACATCTCCAATCACGGGAAAGTCAAGAGCTACAAATGTGGCAAGGAACGAATTTTGAAACCATCTTTAATTGGGAATGGTTATCCAGCGGTAATTATTACTCAAGGAAAGGCAATTAAAAAATGTTATACAATCCATAAATTGATGGCGTTGGCATTTATACCAAATCCCGAAAATAAATCATCAGTAAATCACAAAGACGGCAATAAGACAAACAATCACATTGACAACCTTGAATGGATGACATCAAAAGAAAATGTTCAACACGCTTGGGAAAATGGGTTATTTGAATCAAAAAGAGTGGCAATTAGCAAAGCACAATCAAAGCCAGTAGTTGATATTGTGACAAGCAAGAAATATGATTCCCTAAAATTAGCGTGTTTAGAAACAGGTCAAAATTATTCTACTCAAGCAAGTCGGATATTAGGTAAACGCAAAAATCAACGCTTTTTTTACCTATGAGCAAAGATCCAGCGTTCCTGTTTTATTCTTCGGACTTTTTGACCGGGACATTGTTGATGTCAATGGAGCAGAAAGGCAAGTTTATCACCTTGCTTTGCATCCAACATCAAAAAGGTCACTTATCCGAAAAAGATATGTTGCACATATGTGGTTCATATGACGAAGATGTATTCACCAAATTCCAAAAAGATGAACAAGGCAAGTTCTACAACATCAGGTTGGAAGAGGAGGTTGATAAGCGTAAAGCATACTCCGAATCAAGGAGAAACAATCGTAAGAAGAAAGAAGATATGAATAACACATCTTCATCATATGTTGAACATATGGAAAATGAAAATGAAAATGAAGATTTAATTGAAAAAAAGAAGGTAGCACGATTCCAAAAACCCACCATTGAACAACTCAAAGAGTATATGACCGAACAAGGGATGAACGACATCGCAGAGAACTGGTTAAACCATTA